CAAAAGACATGAAGCCTGACGGAATATCTGTTATGTCAAGAGAGTCAAAAGAGGTTGATGATGCTGACGGAACTAGATTACTCGAAGCACTAGATAAGAATAGTCGTTATATTTTCAATAAGGAATTGGAAAGTATCCTGACGAATCAAGACAATGTAGCTAAGTTAAAAATTTTTGAAGACTTTGATGATTCGGTTGGCTTATTAATGGCAGAAGCTCTTCGTGTTACTCAGAAAGTAAATATTAGGCAAAACATGAGCCTATTTGAGGTAACAGAAGCCCTAAAGGATGACATATCGGATGCATCGATGGATGCGGAGGAAAGGATTCTTAAAACAAGACTTTTTTTACAAGCAACAGAACAACAGGGGAAATTTTACGATCGGCTACTAAAAGGGCTAGAGTTTCAACTTAGGTTAGCAAATGAGCATGACAAAAGAGAAACTAAAAAGAAGCCAGGGTTTAGACCACTCAAAGATTTAGAAAATGCCGAAGAAGCAAAAAATTGACCATAAGTTATTAATAGATAAGTTTGCTCCAAAACAGCAGGAGTCAGAAGAAGAGGCTGAGCCTTGGATTCCATCTCTATCTATAACTCAAAGGAAAATATTCGACGATCCCTCAAAATACATATTGGCATACGGGGAAAGAGGGTCAGGGAAAACATTTTCATTGGGTGGTCATAAACTTGTCAGGCACTTGTATGAAAACTTTAACGCCCTTGCTATTATAATTGTTGGTGTTCGATCGCAAGCTACATTAGGTGGAGTTTGGCATAAGCTTCAAGTTGAAATACTTCCCGAATGGGTGGATGGCATAGGGCTAGTCCATACGGACGAAAGGCAAGATACTCAAAAAAATCTATACTTAGATGTTGAGAATAGGTTTGGTGGCTATTCAAGAGTCGTATTAATTTCAGTTCCTTATGGGGCTTTTATTAAAGACAGGGTTAAAGGGTTTGAGCCAAGCATGGTATTTGTTGATGAGTTAACAAACTTAGACACGGAAGACTATTTTAATGCTGTAGTTCAGCAGTTAGGAAGACGGCAAGGCATACACGGCCCACAACAATATTTAGCTGCATGCAATCCTGATGGACCGAGTCATTGGGTCTATAAAAGATTTTTCGAAGAACCATGGCGTGATATTGATGGCGAGAAGGTATGGAATGATGATTATTCGACATATCATGTTCCAATTAAGGAAAATGAACATAACTTACCTCCTGGTTATTATGATCGAATAATGGAGGCAGTAAAAACTGATCCAATTGAAGAAGCAAGAATGGTAAGAGGGGAGTGGATAGATCGCCCTGCGGGTGATGCTATATTTGGTCCATACTACAATAAGGCACTACACGAAGTTGGGGATTCAAAAACAGGAATCGTTCCAAACACAGAATTTCCAATTCTTGTTGGGTGGGATCCTGGATCTGTAAATAATGCAGTAATATTTATGCAAGCCCTGCCCGGCAGTGATCGCACCATTTGGACGGTGTTTGATGAGTTTGTGACAATAAATAAAAAACTTCCTTATACTACAATAATACCATTAGTAATGAGAAAGATGGCATACTGGAATCGAAAGTGTGATCATAAATTTACATTTCAGCATGTATCGGACAATTCTGCATTTAATCAGTTTAGGGCTAAAACAGGGTCTTATGATGTGAAAGATATTGAAGAAATTTATAGATCCAAAGCGGAAACTTTTGATTTGCCAACATTTAAAATGAGAGCTTGTCCTAAATTTCAAGGATCGGTTGAGTCAAGGGTAAGACTTACTATTGGTAAGCTACAAAATGATCAATTTATGGTAAGCTCGCAATGCACAGCTATAGTAAAAATGTTTAAAAATTTAGTTTCAGAAAAACAGGGCAAATCATACGATCCAAATATTGCATTTAAACCCAAAAGAAGTATCTATGTTCACCCATTCGATGCGATGTCGTATGTCTTTCTTTATTACGACGCATCATTTTCAATTCCAAGCACGCAAGTTAAAACAGAAATCATGGATATTGGTGCTTGATTTTTGTAACACGAAAACATAAGTTTCAGATATGCACATGGAATCAGTAATTAATATGGACCTTGAAATGTTTCCAGATATTTTGGACATGCTAGAGGGAGTTAGTGTTGGAGATGTTGTTAAGGTAAGCGGATCATTTCAGGTAAAAGAACTTACAGATAAAAGATTCACAGGTTCTTTTGAGGATAAAAAAGGAATCACAATAACATCCAATGAAGATAAAACAGATACGGACGAAGACGAGACCGAAGAATCCGAAGTCGACGACGAAGAGGAAGAAACTGCCGGGTGAATCCTCCTATACAACATCTGCCTCTATTGCGATCGATGCTCATTACGAGCATTTAAATATTAGAAAAAGGTGGAACAAGGAAAGAGTGGATCGACTATGCGGGTTCCTGAACATAAATTACGGGGAACTTTCATCGCTCGTACACGAGAGGCATACCAGCTTCCGCAGAAAAATATATTCAACAAAATCATTCGATGGACCCCTTGCCCTCTTACTAACTATTTTGGAACACAGGTATCTAAAAAATTACACTAAAGATACCATCGATAATCTATTTAAATTTTAATAAAATGGTTAATAAGGACATACTCAAGAAATACGGATGCACACCCGAGAGATTACGTGATATATTTACAGCCAAAGAAGGTGGAGAAAATTGGGAGATAAGAGAAAGATTTCAAGATCTTATACAATCAAGAATACTAGAAGGTATTAGGGCGTGTGCGAGTCATGCAAAACTATATATGTCGGTCGATATGGCATGGGACTCTATACCCATAAATAAATCTACCATTCCGTTATTACAGTATGCACAAGGCAAAATCTCAATAGATCAATGTCATGATAAACTGCAAGACCTCGAGGTTGCAGATAAGTTTTGCGAGTATGGAGATGAGGGTGAGTTAAAAAGCGTAAATGCATTAAGATTATACGAAGTATCTATAAATTTAATTAGATCTTATGTAACTCGCAGGGTTGCCGCACAGAGTCATAGGTTCAGTAACTTGTATCCCTATTTTAAGTATGAACCTAGAAGTACACAGCTTTCGGATAAATTAAGAGCAGATGTTTTATCACAAAGAGTTGAAATGATGGTCGATCAGTTTGGATACAGGCATCAGTTTGAGCAAATAATAAGACAGATGTTTATGTATGGTCATTCAGTTGCATTTCCTGATGCATCCTGGACTGAAGATGTGCAATGGAAAATGTCTAAAGATGATATTACCGGTGAGGAGGTAATGGAATCTCATATAGAAAAAAGCGGAGTAAGGTTTGTAACACCACATCCAACTAGAATAATAAGGGATACGTCTAAGCCACTACATGATGTAAATAATAATCATGGACCTGAGTGGATAGGTTTTTGGGATATAGTAAGATATGGAGACATACATAATAACCCATCTACTTGGAACACCGATGAAATAAGTGTAACAAACAGTTTATCAAGTTTGTACCGCGAACACTCTGATTTTTTTGGATACTACTTTGGAGATGATGTTGTCTTCCCTAAAATAGGAGATCAGTTCTCATTTCAAAATGAAAGAGTAGCAACGACAGGACTTTATGCTGCCGAAGATGACGACAAAGGAATGTTCGTCACTCAAATGTGCATGAAGGTTAATCCGAAAAGAGATCAACTGGGAGATTACCCACATGATGTTTGGTTAAAATTAACCGTGGCAAGCGACCAAACGGTGGTATATGCAGAATACCTTCCATCACTTCCTGCTATATATGGAGGAATTAATGAGAATGATGATCGCATGGCGAATATATCAGTTGCCCATGAGATTATGCCATACCAAGATCAGTTAACTAATATACTTAGTTCAATGCTTGAGCATATGAAGATGAGCATGTTTAAGATTTTTGCAATAGATCAAGATGCACTAGATGACGATGTTAAGCAGTATATTAAAGACGCACTATCCGAAGATACTTTCTATTCCAAACCAAAAGCATTATTTTACTCAGGGCAGAAGGCAGCCGATCTTGGTATTAACTCACAAGACTTTATTAAGGTAGTAGATGTACAGAAAGAACTTTCCGCTGGTGTCAACCAGTCTATTCAAGCGATCCTCCAGTTGCTTAATCTCGTAGAGCGTATGCTGATCCTGTCTCCACAAGAGCTGGGTCAGCCCGCTCCAAGGGAAATTAGTGCGACGGAAGTTGCTGAAATAAGTAACACTACAAATGCTATCTACTCTTTTATATCAGAAGGAATTGATGACATGAGGTCTGCCATGAAGAAGGTTCTTTATGAGCACTTAGTTACTTGCTCAAATGATAAATTTGTAGTGCCAATTAAAGGTAGATACTCCGAAAATATAATACGAGATGCTGGATTTGAGGTGGAAACTTCAGGTGACGAAAAAATGAGCAAACGTAATGTTATAGGTAATCCTCAAACATTAGTATACGAGTATTTATTTGGAGCAAGGGATGGGGCTGAAAGAGCAAGGGATACTCAATCTGCTCAAACTTTAGGTCAAATACTAATGCAGTTACTGCAAGTACCCGATATGGCGCAAGCCTTAGGCAGGGAAAGAATATTTGAAATGTTTAACGAAATATTTCGTATGTCAGGAGCTCACGATTTGAAATTGGAAACTGACGAAATGGATCAAGAGCAAGAGTTGCAAAATGTAGGCAACGATCAATTTATAAGTAAACTTAAGGAGCAGTGGCCGGATGTGTTAAAAGCAATACAGGCACTTATTTCTAAAGAGGCAAAAGCAGAAGACTTACAAGAGGGTGAGGTGTCTCCTGGCGTATCAGCCGAACCTCAACCTGAACCTAATCAACAAGCAATAGTATCACCAGATCAACAAACACAATTATGAGCGAAGAAGTTACCGAAGAGGTAGTCGAAAAAACAGAAGTTGAACCCACGCAGGAAGCTCCACAGTCAAACCCATTATTCAAAACTTTATTTGAAATCGAAGAGGGATTAGACTCTGAGCCCGAAAATGAAGAGAAGGTAGTTGAAGCTACGCCTATGACTTTAAATGAGGCAGTCGATGAAATCGACCAACCTCTAGAACAGGTAAGTGAAGAACCTGAGCAAATCGAGGAAGAGTCAAAGCAGGAAGAGGTTGCCAAGGAAGACCTTAAGAAATCTGAACCTAAAAAGAAAAAACTCAGAAAAGTAGTTGATCCCGATATTCCTGATGATATAAAACCGCAACTTCAATTATCGGATGAACCTGAAGAAGATGATGTAGATGATTTCGCAGAAACCTTACTTCCCGAAGAGCGAGAGGTTTATGACTTAGCCAAGTACGCGTCCAGTAATATGGACAAATACAAAGGGTATGATGTTAAATTTAAAGAGTTCTTTAAAAAATCAAAAGATTTTTTAGATAAAAGAGTAAGTGATGACCCACATTACAATCCTTCTGATGATGAGGATTATGCAACATTTATTCAAAGAAACAGACCTGACTTTACTAAATCTGACGCAAAGAAAATTGAAAGAGATATGTGGATATCTCAAGCAAAGAAGGAAGTCAGGAAAGAGCTTGAGCCCGAAACGCAAAAACTTAAAAAGAAATTAGAGCAAGCCGAGAAAGCACCTGCCGCAAGGCAGGCTAAAGGGGCATTTAGATCAATGGCTCAAAAAATAATAATTCCGGAAGAATATAAAGAGGAATTTGAAAAAGGAGGGACTGAAGCAATAGAGAAGTTTTCTAAAGAAAACCCACTAGAGTATCAGATAATTGACAATGCAGCTAAAGACCTCCTTCAGTACGGTGACGAGTTAACTGATATTTTCCTAAAGACTAAAGAGTTGGATGATAATAATCCCGTACATAAGGAACTAATAAGTTGGGTAAATTTAGAGCAGGATAATTTCATAAAAACTGGTCAAACAGAGCAGGATGGAAAATTATTCATGAGGAGAGAAAGATACTTTACTTTGCCTGAGAATAAGAGATCTGAATATTACACTTGGTCTGATGATGACCTACTTAAAATTTTAGCATTAAGAACCCAAGAAAAGGTTAATTCAGCTATTAGTCATCAACGACAGATATTAAAAAACTCAGGTTATGTTAAAAATGTAGAGACTAAGCCTGCGCAAACTCCTAAGAATGAAGTGGTTAATGAAAAGCCACCCGTAGTGAATGCAACACCAAGACCAGGTAATAATTTATCTCCTAACACACCAGCGACTAAAAATAATGCACTACTAAATGTGTTGGGTTTTTAGATCCTAAAACATGTTTTAGAAAAAGCCCTTAAATATTACTTAAGTGCTTTAATTGTTAAATTTCAGAGAAAATCTTCCGTTTTTTGCGGGAGGGGTGTTTTTTTTGATATTATGTTGTTACACGAATTTAATTGTAACAATCAACATAATATATCATGGCAACAAACTCATCTCTTCCAACTCCATCAGTATCTTCAGCAAATACAGGGCAAATCGGTGAACCTTTAGTACGCAATCCTGGCGTAGGCAGAATAATTAAAGTGGATGACTCTACAGGTTGCACTTTAACAAACGCATCAATTAAAGGCCTTACACCTAATGAGTTTGAAGCTTTAAGCAATAAAGAGATTGATTTAGCTCGCGTGATAGCAAACTCTGCTGAAGCAAATATGCTTGGAGTTCAAGAGCGTGGACTTACTACACTTCTTAATAGTTCAATCACAAACATTAAACCACTTATTAATAAGGTAAATGTTGCTGAACAATCCATGATTCTTCCGTACATTCAGCGCAGACAACGTTCTGTAATGAATGCGAATTACTTTACTGTTAGTGCAAATACTGCCGCAGACGCTAACTCTCCAGCAGATGCCGCTTACAATGTAGATGCAGCTGATGACGGAGATCGCGTGCTTCGTGTAGACCTTGGTGCATCAGATTGGGCTTCCGGAAGTGTTACAGGAATTGAAAGATACTTTCTCCCTGGCGGGTTTTTAGTATTTAACGGATGGGACGCAACTGGAGCTGCAGTTGAAGTTCAGTTTAAGATTTTAGGATCAGCCGCTGTTGCTAACGCAATTTCAATGGCAGATGTAACTGTTCGCCCAATTGGTGCGGATATTAAACAAGCTACCATTTCGGGCGGTCAAGAGTCTAGTGGATTTACTGCAACTAATTGGGGCACTTATGTTGGTAAGGGTGACTATGAGCTTTCCGTAGGTGTTATTCAAACCATTGCTAACAATGTTAATGACTTTGAAGAATGGTGCAGAAATCAGCCAACTGACCTTAGTGTTAAATTGATCGTTAACTGGTTACAAACCACTCGTGAGTCTCGTCAAGTAGATGAGTCCTACAAGGAAACACTTGCTAAAGTGATGTCAGGAAAGGTTAATCCATACCTCAAATCTATGGTTTACCAGCCTTTAGCTGAGCAAAACAAGATTGCAGCTAAAGCGTCAAATGATCAATGGACAAGGGGTGTTTGGTACAACCAAGCTCTTTCCGATAAGCAAACTCCTGAGACTTACATGCAATTGCCTGCGGTAACCGACCCAGAAGATAATTCATGCACATTGGAGTACAAAGCTAACGCGCTTGGTATTAAATCACTTCTTCGTGAATCTAATAGGGTTAAGGACAATTTAGGTGCCGCCCTCACAATTGATTCATTAATGGCTGACCTTTATTACTTAAAAAGAAATCGTGAGCAAGACGGATCAGCAGTTAGTGTTATTGACTGCATGACCGACAGGTTCACTTATAATCTTTTTTACGAAAAGATGGCGACATACTACAAGAATAAGTATGGCATCGACTCATTCACTCGCAACATGCAGTTGAATCAGCAAATTAAACATGATGGTCTTGTGTTGTTTAACTACTCACTTTACGACCTTCCTGAAGTTGGTTGTCAGTTGGCAGTTTTCCACGACCCATACTTTGATGATCTTCTTAATGTTGGTGGCGCACTCTTTGGGTCTGCTGTTGATCCTAATGGAGGCAAACTTTGGAATGCCGACGGAACTCGCTCATCTACAGATGTTATGGGTGATGCCGCTGGTCAAACTGCATATCAAAAGTCTGCAAGATGCTTATGGTTTATTGATTGGTCTGACATTAAGATTGGGATTGCTGGAACTAATGCGATTACACGCAAGCAACCTCACCCCGAAACAGATCGACTTTATAAGTGCCGTATGGCTCATAAGGAGACTGAGTATTCCTTGCGATCCACCACATGGACAACCATGATGGATGTGCCTGCTCGTCACTTATTGATTGAGAATTTTGACTTAGATTTAACACTGTAACTTGATGAGTAAGGGCTTATATGAAGTATTTACTTTTTCAAAATCCTCTTAAGGATTATGGTGCAACCTTTGATACGGTATTAGTTGGCGCTCGCAAACGGGGATTTGGAGCGTATGAGGACAGGGATGCCAAGCTTCTTTTGAAGCTTGCTCCCGAGAATCATATTTCCGAGATTACTGAAGAGCAGTACGAAGGTTTAAAAAAAAAGCTGAGTCTACCTTCGGCTTCTTACAAAGTTCTAGGGACGGTGGTACAGGATCCCTCAAAAGATCCCAATGCAGTGTATGCAAAAAAGGAGGCACAGGAGGTCCCGTCTAAGAAAAAGGGAAAACCTGCCAAGGATTTAGTTTCTGTTGGAAAAGCAAAGGTAGAAGATCCGCTAGAAGGGAAGGAGTAATGGATCGGGAGGTCGCTGTTAGCGTCTTGGGTACGGTCGGTGCATTAACTCTAGATAGCGTTCATTTAATAGCTGCAAGTATTTGCGCTATATTAACCGCAATTCATGCGGGGTATAGTATATACTTAAAGTATAAGGGAAAGGGTAAGGACAAATGAGTAACATAGATATTAATAATCCACTCCTTAAGTCTCAATCTGATAGTGTGGGCGTTAAGAATAATAGACTCGTAGTCGATACAAATCCCGAAAACTTTGGAACATTTGCAGTAACTACAAAACCTTGGACGGATAATAACATGGCGTCCGATAGAGTTTATCAAACAATACCATATCAAAAAGCTACTAGCTTTAGGATTAATAATCATACTGGCAAAACTATTGGTATCAGGCGAAGGCATAAAATGGTGGTTGTTGATGACTTTGAGGATCAGGATACTAGTGATTGGAGCGGGTCTGTGGTTGCAACAAGTAATGACATAGAT